GCGTGGAGCCCCTACCCCGACGCCACGCAGTTGTGGTTCGAGGCCGAGTACGTCTCTAACTCCACGACGTTCGCCCGCACGCTGGTCAAGAGCACGCAGGTGCTGTCGGATGAAGCGACGTGGGTGCAACTCACGCTCGCGGAGTTCACGCCTGCCTGCGCGGCGCACGTCCGCTACCGGGTGTGGCTCGCGCTGTACGACACGGGCGGCGTGGCGGTATACCTCGACAATGCGCTGTACGGGTAACTGATGGCGACCAACGCCTACGCCAACGGCGAAAGCCTCATCCCGCAAGCGCGGGCGGCGGCGACCGTTGAGTGGATCTACGCCAACGGCGAGAGCGGCAGTATCCCGGTTGGGCAGGCGACGGCGGGCGGCGTGGCCGGCGCCGTCGCGCTCGCACTGGCGCTCGCGTTCGCCGCCACGGGCACGGTCACCCACCTCCACACCGGCGCGGCGGCCCTCAACGTCAGTGCCCCCGCCGTTGCCGCCTCGGGAGTCCAGACCGTCAAGGGCTCCGCCGCGCTCACGGTGGCCCCTGTCTTCGCGGCGACGGGCGCCCAAACGACGAAGGGCTCCGCCGCCCTCACCGTTACCCCGCCCGTCCTCGCGGCTGCGGGGACGCAGACCCACGTGGGGGCTGCCGCCCTTGTGGTGGCGAGCCCCGCTCTCGCCGCCACAGGAACCACGGCGGCCCCCGGTGTCTTCGCCGGGGATGCGGCTCTCGCCGCCCCTGAAGCCACACTCGCCGCGACAGGCGCGCAGACGACGCGGGGCGCGGCCGCCCTCGCCGTCGCGCCGGTACTCGGCGCCACCGGGCGACAGGTCAACGCCGGGGATGCGGCACTCGTCGTCGAGCCGCCTGCCCTCGCGGGCACCGGCACGACTACAAGCCTGGGACTGTTCACGGGGGACGCGGCACTGGCCGTCGCTCCCCCTACCCTGGCGGCCCTCGGCACAGTCGTCAACGCCTACGTCGGCGACGCTGCGCTGGCCCTGTCCGCCTCGCTCTCGGGCACAGGCACGCGGACGGCTGCCGTTTCCGCCTCCGCCGCGGGGAAGTACGCCCCCGAGCACGACAGCGCCCTGGCCGACCTCGGCGACCTCGGCGACCTCGCCAGCGTCCACGCGGGCGCGCTGGCTGACCTCATGGGCGCGGGGGTATAGGTGTCCGACGTGACGTTCACGAGGCAAAACCCCGGCACGTACGATGCCGCGACCGACGTTTGGACGTCGCCCACGGCGACGACCATCACGGGGCACGCCATCCAAGTGCGCGGCGACCCGCAGCGCTACCGCGCGCTCGGCCTCGTGCTGACGACGATGCCGACCCTGTTCTTCTCGCCGACGACCTATGGCGAGACGCCGGCCCCGGGCGACACGGTGACCTGGACCTCCATCGTCTACACGGTGCGCGACGTGGCGCCCATCGCCCCTGACGGCGTGACGATCGCCGCCCGGGTGATCGTGAGCCGGCCATGAGCTTCGCGGACGACCTCAAGCGGTTTGAGCTCAAGACGAGCCAGAAGTCGCAGCGCGCCTTCGTCGGCATCGCCACGGCAGTCAAGGGGAGCGTCGTGGACGGTTCCCCCGTCACGGCGGCGCCGGGCCAGCCGGTGGACACGGGCTACCTCAAGGCGTCGTGGATTCTCGGCTTCCCGAGTGCCACGCTCGCCGAGATCACCACGAACGTCGCCTACGCGCCCTACATCGAGTCGCGCATCCGTGCGGACTTCGACCCCAAGGGCGTGACGGGACGCTACGGGGTGAAGGGCGGGCAGATCGGCCCCGCGCTCCCCGGCGGCAGCACGAAACGCCGCAAGTCGGTGGTCGGTGGGAGCCACTCGGTCAAGTTGACTGTCGCGGGTTTCGAGCGCCTTGTGGACAGAGTCGTCGCGCGCATGGGGACCACATGATCAGCCACCTCGCGGCCATCGAGGCGTTGCGGACGCAACTCCTCACCTTGAGCGTCTGTACGACGGGTAGCGCCACGCTGGCGGCGACGGCCACGGGCTACAGTCGAGCGAGCGGGTCGTTCCTGACCGACGGCCTGGCCGTGGGCATGGAGATCACCCCCACGGGCTTCGCCGCCAACACCGTCGCCGTCCTGACGGGCGTGACGGCGCTGACGCTGACGACGGCGGCGCGGGCCGTGGAAACAGCGGCTGCCAGCCGCACCATCGCCTGCCTCCTGCCGGCGGGGCGCGCCTGGGAGAACGTGACCTACACGCCCACTACCAGCCGCCCGTGGATAGAGGAGGACTACCTCCCCGGTCCCGCGGCACAGGTGACCGTGGGGCAGTTGGGTGACGTCGAGACCCTGCCGCAGTACGTGGTCAAGGTCTACGGCGTGCCGGGCACCGGCCTCGCGGCCCTGCACCGCTACGGCGACGCCATCCTCAACCTGTTCCCCCCGCGCACGGCACTGACGCTCTCGACGAGCGACGTCCTGCGCGTGCGGGCCGATGTGGCGCCCTACCGGGGCCAAGTGACGCAAGAGACCGCGGGCTTCGCGGTGACCGTGGTGACGATTCCGTTGTCCGTTCGTAGCGCCAACTCGATCTAGGAGGCACCAGTGGCTTACCAGACCGCAGCCAACATCCTCGTCGCCTTGAGGCGCGAGACGACCACGGGGACGGCGGCCGGCGTGACGGCCAGCCTCGCCTCCGTCCTCCGCATCATCGACTCGCCCGGCCTCGGGCTCAAACGGGCCGTCGTCACCAGCGCCGAGAAGCGCGACGACGGGTTCGCCGCCATGGGGCGCCTCGGCGGCAAGAGCGTCGATGGCAGCTACAATACCGAACTGACCGTCGGGGGCGCGACCGACATCCTGGCCGAGGCCATCTTGCGCGGGGCGTGGGCCACGGCGACGGCCATCGCATTCGCCGACTGCACCACGATCACCTGTGGCACCGGGACAGTGAGCCGGGCCGCCGGGGATTGGGCCACCGACGGCATCCGGGTCGGGGACATCTTCTACCTCACCGGCTACAGCACGGCCGCCAACAACGGCATCAACCTGCGCGCCGTGGCGGTGTCCTCCCTCAACATCACCGTGGCCACTGGCGCCCTGACGTCCGGGGCCGCGGACGCTGCGGGCACACTGACGCGGATCAGCAAGCTCGTCGCCGGCACTACGCCCACGCGCTACAGCCACAGCGTGGAACAGTACGACCAGGACGTGGACCTCTCGGAGCTATTCCTCGGCTGTCGCCTCGTGGGGATGAAGTTGTCCTTCAAGCCGGGGGCGATGGCTACGGCGCAGTACACGTTCATGGGAATGGACCGCACGGCGCTCGCCACGGGCACGTCGCCCTACTTCCTCACGCCCGTGGTGACGACGAGCCTCGCCCTCCTGGCCGACGATTCCTCTATCCTTTTCAACGGCGCCCTCGTCGCCAACTTCACGGGCTTCGACCTCTCATTCGACATCACGGCGAAGGGCGAGCCGGTCATCGGCTCCCTCGTGATGCCCGATGTCTTCGACAACGATTGCCGGGTGACGGGGACCGTCACCGGCCTGCGGTCGGACTTCGGGAAGATCACCCTCTTCGATGCCGAGACGGAGTTCGCCGTCTCCATTCGGCTGCAGGAGCCGACCGGGACGCCGCCTGCGAGCTTCGGGGTGTTCCTGCCCCGCGTCAAGATCAGCGGTCTGTCTGCGCCCGTGGGCGGGGGCGACGGAGCCAAGATCGAGACGTTGGAGTTGATGATCGGCCCCAAGGCCACGGCGACCGGCTACGACGCGACGACCGCGCTCTTCACGTCGAGCGCGACGCACTAGATCAGCGGGGCGCCGTTCCCCGTCGTGCCGGTGCGGTTGGCCGGGCGTGCCACGGCGGGGGCGGCACCCAACGGGTTCGCACGCAACCTTCCGCGGAGGTACTATGCCAGGCATCACGCTCGACACCTTGAAGTCGGATGCAGAACTCGAGGAAGTGGGCACGCTCGTCCACGTCAACGACGTGAACGGACAGCCCGCATTCTACGGTCCCGAGGATGGCCGCAAGCCTGTCACGGTGCGCATCGCGGGCGCGCTATCGAAGACGTATCGCCGCGCCGAGCAGGCATTCAACGCGGCGGGGGGCACGGGCCGCTCCCGCAAGAACGCGCTGGCGCGCCTGCTCGACTGGCGCGCGATTGACGTGACGGCAGGCTGCATCCTTTCATGGGAGGGTTTCTTCCACGACGCAGCGGAGCAGCTCCCCCTCCCGCTGACGAAAGAGAACGCGGCGGCGGTGCTGGAGGTCGCACCCTACATCCTCTCGCAACTAATCGAGGAGCAGGGCGACCACTCGGGTTTTTCTCCGAGCGCCTCGGCGAGCTGCTAGCCCATGTGCGGCACGAGGCGCGACTCTCTCGACCGGCGGATACCGGCACGCCTGACGGGGGGACTGTGCGCGCCCACCTCGAGGCCGCCGCATCGCGTTCGCCTGTGGCGCGCGCGGCGCTCGAGGGGCCGGAGTGCCCGGGGTGCTTGGAGTACCTGTTCGGCTGGGCCAAGGCGCTGCACGGGCGGAGCGGGTTCTCGGAGTTCGGCGTCGCGCCGCTCTCCTATGCGACCGTCGAGGCGTGGTCGCGGCTCATGGATGTTCGGGTTGATCCGCACGAGGTCGAGGCGCTGATGGCCTTGGACGCCGTGATGTGCCACCCCGGCGAAAACGAACCAAGCGAAGACAAGCCGCGGTCGGCGCCTGCGTGGCCGACGAAGAAGGCGGGGTAGATGGACATCGCAACGCTGGGCATCCGCATCGACGGCAGTCAGGTGGTGGCGACGACGGCCCAACTCAACGGGCTGGCGGCGGCCGGAGCGCGTGCGGAGGTGTCCACCAACGGGCTGTCTGCCGCGGCGACCCGCTACGCATGGGCCCAGAAGCAGGGGTTTTCCGCCGCCGTGCTCGACACCTACCGGCGCGCGGCAGAAGGGGCAGCCCTGAGCACCGGCGCCCTGGCGGCCGGTGTCGGGTCAATGCAGACGGTCCTTGGTCGCACGGTGCCCCTGACTCAGGGGCTGGTAGCCCCCGTGGTCGCGGCGGGTGCGGCCAGCCTCACGACCGAGAAGGCCGTCAGCCGCTTGACCTTCTCTATGGCGGCCATGGCGCGCTCGGGGGAGATCGGGGGCCGTAGCCTTCGCGGGTTCGGCCTGGCGCTGATGGGGCTCGTGCCAGGCTTCGGCTGGGTCATGGTTGCGGCGATGGCACTGATGTCCGGGCTCAACCTACTGACTCGTGCAGCGGAGAAGTCGGCTGCGGCATGGCGCGACCATCTCAACGCCCTGCGAGTGACGGGACCGACGCAGACGGCGGCGGAGAAGGTCGCGCAGTTGCGGGCAGAGATTGCCAAACTGTCCTACGAGATGACCCGCGAGAGGCCGCGCCCCTGGTGGCTGACGGCGCTGGCCCGCACCGGGATGCTGGGGGGAGCGGCCAGGCAGGGGGTGCAGATAGAGGACGCGACCTCCGCGTTCCTGAGGGGGCGGCTGACGGACCTCCGCAGGACGTTGACCGAATCGGAGCTGAACGTCCCCCTCGCCGAGGGGCGCCATAAGGAGACGACCGAGAAAGCCACGGCCGCGTACAAGGCGATGGCCGAGGTCATCGAGGGCAAGTTGGCCCCCGCGTACGGCCACGTGCGGGACGAGCTGAAGGCGCTCAACGCGGAGAAGGAGCGCAGCATCGCCCTTGATCGCGCGATGTTGGAGGCCGCCGGGGCGTACGTTGACCGGGTCGTGGCCGGCCTCGACCAGATCCTGCGCAAGCACGACCCCTACCGCAAGACCCAGGACAAGGCGGGCGCGGACGGGGGCACGCTGGGGCGGGACCTGGCCGGCACCCTGCCAACGGTGGGCGGCTTCGACCTCGGCGCGCTGCTCTCGTCGCCTAAGTCGTTCGGGCTCGGCCTGCTCACCTCGGCGCTCGACAACATCTTCAACGGCGCCGCGCGCGCGGCCGCCGCGCTCCGCCAGTTCACGCTCAACATGGAGTCGTTCCGCGCGGCGATGACGGGCGACACGCTGGCGCAATCCATCGCGGCCGTACGCCAGCAGGCTCAGGCGCTGATAGAGGAGGCCGCGGCGATGGTTCACGGCCCCGCCGGCGCTCGGCGGCTCATGGTGACAGTCGCCGAGATCAACCGCCTTGAGGCCGTGCGCATCGCGCAACTGGAGAAGGAGGCGGCCGCGCTCGCCAAGCAGACCAGCACGGACGCATCCTACGCGCGGCAGGACGTGGCCGTGCGCGGCCTGCGGGCATTGGGCCTGGACGCCGAGGCCGAAGCGATGGCCTTCGCGCTGGAGCAGCACCGCGAGTGGGAGAAAGCCGTACTCGCCGGCGCCTCCGCGCTCGACCTCGCCGCCCTGGCCGAGACTCAGCGCCAGGAGGCGATCCGCCGCACGGCTGAGGTGGCGATCGCCGCGGCGCAGAAAGAGGCCGACGCCGCGGCCCAGCGCCTCGCCACCGCGCAATCCGCCCTCGACGCGAGCAAGGCCACCCTCGAAGGGCTGCGAGCCTACCAGGCCACGCTGCGCGGCCTGACGGGCAGCCCGACCACCAACCTGGCCGCGAGCCGTGCGGCGTTCGAGGCGATGGCCACACGGGCGAGGGCCGGGGACCAGGGCGCCATCGCCGGCATCGCGGGCGCGGGGCAGACGTTCCTCGAGCAGTCGCGCTCGTACAACGCCAGCGGCGCGGGCTACCAGCGAGACGTGGCCGCCGTCTCGGCAGTGATCGACGCCCTGGCGAGCACGTACCAGGAGACGGTGGACAAGCAGCAGATGATCGTCGATCTCCTGACGGCGCAGAACCGCATCGCCCAAGCGCAGCTCAAGGCGCTACAGGACGCCGAGTTCATGCGGCAGCTGACGAACGCCGAGACGTACTACGCGGCGGCGTACACGGCGGCGCAGGCGGCGGGGGACTTCGGGGCGATGACCGCCGCGCTCAACGGGCTGCGGGACTGGCAGAAGCAGGCCGACGACCGGGCGTTCGACGAGATGCTCGCTCAGGGCACGCTGACCCGGGCGATGCTCGAGCGGTTGACGTGGATAGCGGACCCGTCTTCGAGGCCGCGCATCTATCCCGAGTTGCCCGTCGATCCGAACACCGGCGAGCCGTTCGATGGGACCGTTGCGGCGGTGAACGCTGGCACGGCGGTGTCCGTGGCGGGCTTCACGCAGCTATCGGAGGACCTGGCGGCGCTGACCGTCGAGGTCGGCAAGCTCACCGTGGCGACGCGCCGCACGGGCGAAGCCCTGGCCGTCGCGTGAGGTGGCTCCTGCTCGCCTTCGCGTGCGCGTGCGCGGCGCCGACGGCCCCAGCGGATCCGGACAGGTCCTGCGTGCTTGAGCAGCGGATCGACGCGCCCCAGCTCGGCGGGGTCATCGTGGTGCGCGCCTTCTACTCGGTCTGCCCGGACACCGTGCGATGAGCGACCTGTACCTGGCCGAGATCGTTGCATACGACCCGAGCGTGCCGGGCGCCATCACGCTGAGGTACGGCACCGCCGGGCATACCACCGGCCCAGCCGAGACGCCGGCCAACACCCCCTACGACTACCGCCTCAAGCAGCCCGTTAACGTGACGCGCGACTGCTTCGCCAGCGGCACCACATCGGGCGCATCGCG